ATTGCGGAGGCGTGCGACGCTGCGGGCGAAGCCGCCTATCCGCGTCTGCGCGGGCGTATGCGCTCGATTGCTCTGCGCAAGCGGCGCACGTATGCTTTACCTAGTGACGACGCACCGCCGTCGCGTGGGGAGATTGAACAACAAGCGCGCAAGCTCGGGATTCGCTACAATGCCCGAACGGCAGACAAGGTATTATTAGCGCGAATCAACGAGGTGATGCATGGCGTACACAAAGAGGCAATTCGTTGAGGCGGCGCTCACCGAGATAGGGCTTGCGTCCTACGTTTTCGACATCCAGCCAGAACAACTTGAGTACGCACGGCGTCGTCTAGACGCCATGATGGCGGACTGGAACGGCAAGGGCATCCGCCTCTCCTACCCTATCCCTGCCTCTCCCGAGCAGGGCAGTCTGTCAGAAGAAACCAACGTCCCCGACAGCGCCAACGAGGCGGTGATTCTCAACCTCGCCGTGCGCCTGGCGCCGTCGTATGGCAAACAGATCATGCCGGATACGCGGCTGCTGGCTAAGACCGCCTACGATACCGTCTTGCAGCGCGCCACCGCGCCGATTGAGCTGCAATTCCCCGATACGCTCCCGTCCGGCGCCGGCAACAAGTACTGGCGCGACGCGGACGATCCTTTCATGCCAACCCCGGTTGATCCTGTCGAGACAGGCCCCGAGGGCATTCTGGAGTTCAACTGATGCCGCAGATTATTAACCTGTCTCCCATCGGCGAGGTTCTCCCAGGCGATAGTCTGCCGATCTTCGACGAGTCGAACGGCGACACGCGGCGGGTGTCGGTGGGCCAGCTCTCGACATACATGGAGAACACGCTCTCGCTGCCCGATAACGCCGCCGACATCGATTACGACCCGGCGGGCACTGGGGCGGTGCAGAGAAGTGTGCAGAGCAAGCTGCGGGAGACGGTGAGCGTCAAGGACTTTGGCGCTGTAGGTGATGGGGTTACGGACGACACCGCCGCCATACAGGCGGCCCTTGATGCTTGCCAACCATATCAGGCGCTTTATTTCCCCTACGGAACATATGTCATATCGAATGAACTAAACATAAATGTTAACAACATTCTTGTTACTGGAAAGGCGCGCATTAATGCTAAGGCTGGGTCTCAGTTTGAGTACATGCTTAAAGCAGTAGGGCGTAATGGCGTTATTGTTGAGAATTTAACTTTTGATGCAAACAAGGACGCACGCAAGGCGACTCAATCAGTTCGCTATATGGGCGTCGGTTTTTCTGGATGCACCGAATGCCAATTTATAAACGTTACCGTTAAAGGATGCTTGGGGTATAACAACATCTCAGCGGTGGCTATTGTTGCAGCCGGGCAATCCATTCGATGCAGAATTGATGGATGCATCATGCTTGATTCAGGAGAGGCTGGGCTTTCTCCGGCAAAAGACGCAGACGGAATTTTTACGTCTGGCGAGCAAAACGTCATCGCAAATTGTATCGCTGCAAATTGCACCGACACGGGCTTTGTTATTGAATCATCAAACGGCAGCGTTATTAGCGGCTGCACGTCTCGTTTATGTGGCGCCGGAGCTGGGATCACGAGCGCAAACGCCTCAGACAAGAGCGGAAATGTAATTGACGGCCTGTCTGTTTTTAATTGGTATGGGTCGGTCGGCGCAATTCAAATCGGCATCCCCGGCGGGTACGCTGGAAATCTTTTAAACAGCGTTGTCTCAAACGTATCAATTGTCGCAGAGACTCCGACATATGGCGGCCCTGGACCAGCGATTTTAATTTCAGGCGCGGCAGGTTTTGGCGAAGTTCAGAATCTTTTGCTGTCTGATATCAGAATAAGAGGCGCTGCAACTCAAGGCATTATTGTTCAGCGCGGCTCAAATGTGCATGTTAGGAACGCGCACATCACGGCAACAACGGATGCGTGCATACAGTTTACAAACGGCACAGAGCACGTTGTCAGTGGGGCGTATCTAAGCGGCGGATCTTATGGGGTTATTTCTCAAAACTCCTCGGAAGTTTTTGTGACAAATTGCATAATAAAAAACAGCACGTCAAATGGCGTTTATGCTTTTGATACTTCAACTTTATACACAAAAGACAACATCATAATAGGGACAACTGGAGCATCAGTCGCAAAAGATTCTGGGGCGCTTCTTGGTTTTGCAAACCTTGTTGTTCCGTACTCAGCGTCAATGACGCCGAATGCTTCTATAAGCGATAGCTTCACAATTCGCGTGACTAATTCGACCGCATTCTCTATCAATGCGCCAACAAAAGGCATCCATGGTCAGATAATTACCATTACCGTTGCAAACGCTAGCGGCGGGGCCATGGGCGCAATCACATGGGCGGCGGCGTACTATTTATCCGCTTGGACAAACCCAGCGAACGGGTTTAGCAGATCTATTAGCTTCAAGTTTGACAATTCTGTCTCCGCTTGGGTGCAGGTATCTCAAACCGGAGCAGATGTTCCGAATTAATTTTTGAGGTTTAACCCATGCCAACTCTAAAAAACCTCCTGAATTCCCGCACCATCCAGTTTTCTATCGCACTGGCGGTGCTGAGCGTTCTGCAAGGCTTCGTTTTCCATCTACCGCTCCCGCCCGCCGGCCAGGCGTTCGTCGGGTGCATGATTGCCATCGCTGTCGTGGTGCTGCGCGCGATCACGACGCTGCCATTGAAGGAGCGCTGATCGTGACGGATGTTGACCCCGTGAAATTCGGACTGCTGATCGGGCAGGTAAAGACGCTGGAAGCGCAGGTCGAGGACTTGCAGAAGGACGTGAAGGAGCTCCTCGCGCTCGCCAATCGCAGTCACGGCGGGATCTTCGCCGGCATGGCGATTGCGTCAGCGCTTGGGGGCTTGGGAACCTGGTTCGTTAATCACCTGGTGAAGTAAAGATGCCGACGATCAACAAGCTCCCGCTCCTCGGCACGCCGTCAAGCGGTGACCAGATTCCCGTCTATGCGCCGAACTCGGGTGACGCGCGGAGGATGTCGATCACGGCTCTCACCGATTACATGCAGGACACGCTCGACCTTCCCGATAATTCGGACGAAGTGAGCTTTTTGCAGGCTGGCACCGGGGCGGTGACGAGGACGGTGCAGAGTAAGCTGCGAGATGTCGTTAGTGTGAGGGATTTCGGAGCGGTAGGTGATGGGGTGACCGACGATACGGCAGCGATTCAGGCGGCGTTGACGGCCTCTTATCATGTACTGGTCCCGATTGGGACTTATCTTATTTCCGGCACCATCACCGTTCCTGCGCGCACAAGGCTTGATTTTGAAGGCGGAATTGGTAACACGTCCGGCGTGTACCCACCGGCGCGGTTCATTAAGTCTTCGTCTATGACCACGGCGGGCATCTCGATTTCATCGACCGGCGTTGTTACAAACGGCGGTTTGGTTTGCCAAGCCGGCAACACTGGCGACGGCGTTGTATTGAACGGTAATTCAGCAAAAATCTCGCATTTTCTAGTGCATGGAGCCGGTCGAGACGGGATACGCATTGGCGCAGATAGCGTTACGTCTAACTTCAACTCCTGTGAAATTACGCACTGCACATCGCAATACAATACGCGCTACGGCATATACATCCACGACGGCAAAGTGGATACGTCCACCGGCGCAAATGCAAACGCCTGCACGGTCACTCAAGCATTCTGCCAGCACAATGGCGGCGACGGGATTCGGCTTGGGTTTTGTTGGTGGGTGACGCTTATCAACTGTCTGACAGAAGTTAATGGCGGATACGGCCTGTACCTGTCAGGTGCAGACGCCTCAACGTACCCACAATGCCGTTGGGTTACCGTAGTTGGCGGGGACTACAACGAAAGCAACACATCCGGCGTCATTTTTGACCAGAGCTATTTCGGCACTTTTTTTGGACTGGACCAAAACACAGTTCCAACAACTGCCGGAAGCGGTTTACAAGGCAGCGCCTGGCGCACAAGCGTTTACGGCAACAACGTCAGCACCGCAAAGATATCGTTTCCCTCGACGCAGATCACATCTAGCGACCCAAACACCCTTGACGATTACGAAGAGGGGACGTGGACGCCAGCGCAGGCAGGCGTGTCGTTGACTGTAACAAGCGCAACGTACACAAAAATCGGAAGGGTCGTTAATTTTACGTTTGATATAACGTGGCCTTCTACTTCCGACACAACTGGAATTTCTATAACAGGCTTTGTTCACGCCCCGCAAAACAATAGCGGCGCGTTTGTCCCTGGATATTCGACTTACACCACTAACAGGTTTAGCGGCGTTGCTGGCGCTGGCGGTTTGGTTCTTTACCACACGGGGAGCACACAGCTCACAAACGCCAATTTGTCTGGTTGCAGAATAATTGGGTCTGGAACTTACTTTTCGGCGACTTGATAGGCGGCCCGGCTTAACTCCATCGGAACATAAACCATGCCCACCATAAACCAACTCCCCACGCTCGACACGCTCGAGCCCAGCAACCAGGTTCCGACGTACTCGGTCGAGAACGGCGACGCGAGGAAGTTCTCGCTGTCGACGCTGACGGCGTACCTCGAGCAGACGATGGATCTGCCCGACAACGCGGACGAGATCACGTACACGCCCGCCGGCACCGGCGCCGTCTCTCGCACCGTGCAGTCGAAGCTGCGCGATGTTGTGAGCGTGAAGGACTTTGGGGCGGTGGGGGATGGGGTCGCAAATGATTCGGCCGCAATACAGGCTGCGATCAACACAGGGAAATCGGTGTTTTTCCCGAAAGGCACATACAAGGCATCTTTTGATATAGCCGATGGACAGATGGTCTTCGGTGAAGGAGCAGAAAACGGCACGACCATAAAGCCGCCAGCGGGCGCAACTTACGCGTTGCGTGTTGATGCGACATCTTCACCGATGCAGCATTGTCAAATCAGAGACATAAGATTTGATAACATAGATTTGGTTTCAAATTGCGTCGGCATTTTGTTCAAAGGGACCAACGTCAGCACCATAAACGACTGGCACAGCTTAAATAACATCTGGATTGATCGTTTCGACAGGGGAATTGAAGTTCTCGGTCGTCAAATTTGGTCGTCGTACTATAGTGTTGAAATACTGAACTGCCGCATAGGATTCAATGTTTCAACGGACACAACCACGCCGGCTTTCAATCAAAACACGTTTATACAGTGCCGGACAGCCGCTTGCACGCAAGAAGGCTTCAAAATTGTTGGGCAAAACACCACGCTGGGTTTTTACACTTGCGACTTTGAGCTTTGCAATACGTCCGACACCGTTGGGAAAGCGGCGTTTTATATTGAAGACTGCGATCAGCCATCTTTTATTGGCTGTTATTGGGAAGACAACGGCGGCGGTGTTGCGGTCGATGGAGCGAATCCGGCCAATAACTCTGTAGGCATTAAGTTTGCTGGCACATATTGTAGAAACCCAAAGATAGACCAGACCTTTTTTGTTGGTTCTGGTCTTCTTATATGGATTGCGGCAAGTGTCCGTGGTGGGGTAGTGGCCAACTCTAGGCTGAACTCTTTGGCAAACGGCTTTGCATTGTATGTGCAGCCAGCACTGAGCGATATAAACGCGCCAGCGTTTACTTACGATTCAAGCAATTTTTGCGACAGCAAGATTTCTATTGCGCAAGACGTAAACGGAAACTACACAGGACGAGTCAACCAAACGACATCGTGCTACTGGATGACATCAGCGCAAACAATAGATTTGACGCAAACAAGCAAATTGATCGTTTCTCCTAACGGAACCACATTTACTGGAATCACAACAATAAACAATAGGATTCCGGGGCAAGAACTTTGGGTATGGAACGACAGCGCAAGCAACAGTTTCACCATTGATGCTTCGATCATATACAAGGGTTCTGGCGTAATTGCCGCGCAGTCTGGGCGTCGATATATGGTGGGCGGGTATCCTGCCAACGGCAAACTGATTGAGATGTAATAGTATGACTCTCAAAAACCTCCTCCGCTCCCGCCCTCGCGAGCGATCATGCTAAACTTTCCTCATCTCTCTGGAGTCTGACATGTACAACATCCAGTTCACCCAACGCGACAAAAGCAACCAGGTCGTGACGCCTGCTGCGACGAGCGCGAGCGTCACCGTCAACAGCCAAGACCGCGCGGTTCGGCTGGTGAACAGCGGCGCCAATATCTGCTACGTTCGCATCGGCGAGGGCACGCAGACCGCCACGACGGCGGACCTTCCCGTTCGCTCTGGCAGCGAGATCATCGTCCGCAAGCGCAGCGGCGACGTGACGGTGGCGCATATCAGCGCGGCGGGTACGACGCTCAACATCGCGACCGGCGAGGGCGGCGTTTAATGCAGATTCCCATCGCCTCCGGCATCTACACGGACACGTCGCCCGCGATACGCACGTCGTATCCGGTCAACATGGTTCCGGTGCCGGTGGACTCGGGCATCTCCGAGGGCTTTCTGCGTCCCGCGGATGGCATTGTGCAGAACGGCACCGGACCCGGCATCGACCGCGGCGCAATCGTCTGGAACGGCGTCTGCTATCGCGTGATGGGGACGAAGCTCTGCTCGATCGCATCGAATGGCACGGTGACGGTGCTGGGCGACGTGGGCGGCACGAACCTCGTCACGTTCGATTACTCCTTCGACCGCCTCGCCATCGCCAGCAACAACAACCTATTCTACTGGGACGGCTCGACGCTGACGCAGGTAACCGACCCCGACCTCGGCGTTGTGCTTGATGTCGCGTGGATCGACGGCTATTTCATGACGACGGACGGGACGAGCCTGGTCGTCACCGAGCTGACCGATCCTACGTCTGTCAACCCGCTGAAGTATGGCAGCTCCGAGATCGACCCCGACCCCGTGGTTGCGCTTCTGAAGCTGCGGAACGAGATCTACGCGCTCAACCGCAACACCATCGAGGTGTTCGAGAACGTCGGGAGCGAGTTCTTCCCGTTCCAGCGCATCGAAGGCGCGCAGATCCAAAAGGGCGTCGTCGGGACGCACGCCTGCTGCGTCTATGTCGAGACCATCGCGTTTCTCGGCAGCGGGCGCAATGAA